TCTCGCGCGGTCATTGGCTTGTCCGGCTTCCATGTCTTATAATGTCTGATTTGCCGGTCGAGGGCATCACGGCCCAGCGTGACCGTGATTTTATACGCCGTGCCGTGTTTCCCCTCTATCTTCCTAATGCTCGCCATTGTTTAAGCTCCTTTCCGCTCCTTGATGTTCATTACCCCCTCCCATTTACACCGTCTGCAAAAGGTTGTGACGCCATTACAAACGGCATCGGGGGCCAGCTTGTGCAGCTTTTGGCCGCAGACCGGGCAACAATACCACAACTGCCCGTTTACCAATTTCACCACGCCGCCGCTCTCCTTTCTTGGCGCACATTTGGCGCACAACTTCGGCGAATAGGCGGGAACGGCTTGCAATTTTGGCGCACAATTCAAGGGGGCAAACCCTCTATTTCGCGTAAGTATTGCAACGTTTTGTTTTAATTGGTAAGAATATTGTACATTCTTGGGGCAGTTGTCAATGTCTTCGCCAAAGTCGGTGAAAGTGGGCGTTGCCGTAAAGTTCACACCGCCGGTGGTTGCACCGATCTGGCCAGCCGCACCGACCTCCCCGGTAGACGGCGTAAAATCGGTGGTCAGGATACCAGCGTTAATCTGCAATTTCTGAAAAGCGTCAGAAGGAATTTTCGTAAATTTCATAGTTTCGTCCTTTCATCAGTTCTGCGACAGATATTCAACCGTAACGTTGAGATACCGCCGCTTGATGTTTTTGTTGCTCTCGTCCGCAATGTTCTGGCACCACGGAGACCCACGCTTAATCCACATAGCCCCGCCGTCATAGGGCACCATACAGCCGCCCATACCGATGGCGTCGGAGATCTCCTGTGCCTTTGCATTTGGCACAGCCTCGCCCTCCGTGTAGTACCAGAGGTTTACCGTCAGGCCGATTTCCCCGCTCTCCCACGAGCCTGTAATCAACTCATAGGTCAGCCACGGAAAAACCGCATCTTCCGGCACATTAGATGTTGGATAAGCCGGGAGAAATTGAGAAAACCATGCGTGGAGCGCCTTATCCTTTGTCATTTCGGCAGCTCCCTTCGTTCCGCTGTGAAGAATTTCAGTGCTCGGACGGTCGCCCCCGCAGACCTTGGCGCAGCTTTTTCCTCTGGATTCGAGGTCACACGATAGGTAATCCCCGTTTCCGTATCGCGGAAATAATCGTTGTACTCGATGGGAACGCGCTGATTGACCAGTGCGGAATATACCGAGGTAACACCGTCCTTTTCCGCTTTTCGCGCCTCCATCGATGTGTCAAGAGACTGGTAATTGAGGAACTCCGCTCCCTCTTCCCACGCGGTGATGTAGCCGCCCGCTCCGTCAGGCGTGCGCTTTTTCTCCATCAAAACGCACTTGTGGGCAAAATCGTCCAGTAAACTCACGGTTCCACCCCCTTGAGCTTGCGCCAGTCATTTAACCGGCCTTTAAAAGCGCCCTGCCAGCCCGTCCCGGCGCTCGTGTCGGCATTTCCGCCGCTTGCCTTTGTGTAACTGTACCCGCCGAAGCTTTCGCTCGTGTACGGGCTTAAAACGGCTTCACCGTTCTTTTCTTCCCACGAGGCGACATCTTCGGCAAGCACAACCACAGCCTTCGGAACAGCCAACACCCACACCGTTCCGGTAAAGGTTTCATCCGTAAGGTCAGCCGCCGGATATTGATGCAGACCGTCATTAAACACAGAGCCGCAGATGCGGAAATATTGATTGGAATGGAGAAAGGGCAGCGCAATGCTGCCGTTCTCCACGGCGAACGTGCCCTCGTGAATCTCCACAAGGAACCAGTTGTTCAAGTGCCGTAAGACTTGTTCAAGCATTACGCTGCCCTCCTATTTAGCCCGCGCCGGCCACAGAAACGGTAGCCACGGCAATGCCGTCCAGATACTCAGCCCACAGCTTCATGCCCATGATGGCGTACATATCGCCCGTGGCGCGGCTGTAATCTCCGTCAACATGGACGCCGATCAGGTTGGTCTCGCCCTTCACGGTGTAATTCAGCCCCAGCTTGGCAAAGTCGCTGTCGCTCGGGTCTACATAGTACAGGTCGATGTTCTCCACGGGCAGAGCGATCACCTTCTTGGAGGCGATGTACTTCTCGGGCAGCAGGAACAGGGTGCGGTAGCCCATGAAGTTCTCCACGTAGTTGATGCCGAACATCGTCTGCACGGTGATCTCCTTGTCGCCCAGGTAATCGTAAGCGTCGATGATGTTGGCAAAGCCCACCACCTCGGTCACGTCCTTATCGAGACCTGCGAACTTTTCCAGCACCTTGCCCTTGGCCATCGCCAGAGCACGCTGCCAGGTCTTCTCGGTCAGCTTGAGCGTGCCGGTACCGAGGAAGGTGTAGAAGTCGGTCAGAACCTTGTTCTGCAACGCAACAAGGAATGCCTCATCGGTCTTCTCCACGGCAACGTCAGCGCCGTACTTCGCCACGCTCTCGATGGTCACACTCTTGGCGTACTTGGAAATGTCGATATCGCCGTATGCAACCGGGTCCACCTTCATCTTGGTAAAGGGGATCTCGTCACCCTCGGCCACGGCACCGCCCTTGAGAGCGCCGTCAACGCTGGCCTTGTAGGAGACCAGCTTCGTGCCGGGTGCCTTGCGGATGGGGCGCATGATGCCCATGATGTTGCGCAGCACGTCCCAGTTATCAGAAAAGCGGGACACGAAATCCACCTCTCGTGCGGAAGTGGTAAACTGCGCGGAAGTCGTAACGTTAGTTTTCGCAGCCATAAATAGCTCCTTTCAAAAAATTAGTTGTTTTCGCTTGCCATCAGATCGGCAAGCGCTTTCTGGCGCTCCGCCGTGGACATCACATAGCGGCCCTTATCGTCCTTCTTGTAAATGTCCTCGCGGGTCTTCGCGCCGCCGGTGTTCGCCGGGGGATTGGCGGGATTTGCGCCGTGCGTCTGCGTGGTGGAGACAAGACCCTTGTAGGTGCCGTCTACGAGCGCATCAAGGCTCTTGGTGTCCTTGATCTTGTCGCCGTCCATCTCCAATGCGGCCATTTCTTCGCCGCAGCCGCGCATCGCAAGGTCCAAATTCGCGCCGGTGATGTTTTTGCTCTCAAAGTAAGCACGCACGGCCTTTTCCTTTGCCGCCTTGCTTTCCTTTGCCGTGATGTCGGTCTTAAAGGCTTCAAAGGCCGAGTGTTCCTTCTCGTACTTCTCCTTGTAACCGCCGTCACCTGCCGCCTTGAGATCGTCCAACTGCTTCTGGACGCCGGGCAGCTTCTCCGCATCGGCCTTGTAGCGGGTCACATCCGCCTTTAGGCCGTCCACGGTGTCGGTATGCGCCTCGATGATGGTATCAACCTGCTCATCGGTAAGCCCCATACCCTTCAAAAGTTTTCGTGTAAGTGCCATGACACTATCTCCTTTTCTTCGGTTCCGTTCCTTCGGAAACGATAGTTTTATAAAAACCGCTGTCCTTTGCGGTAATTAACAAAAAGAGCCAACTGCATACAATTTGTAAGCAATTAGCTCCTATTTTAGTTCGTCCTCCAATATCTTCCGGTATTGGATGGCATGGTCGGCGGCAGCAGGTTTCAAAAACGGCTGTGCCTTGTTGCCACGCGTGTAATGCCAATTTCCCTTTGCGTCCTGATACACCCACGGTGTAGGCCGTCCGCCGCCACCTTCGGCGTAAATGCCGGTTCCTAATTCCACATACGCACCGTACTCAGAATCCGTTCCGATGATTGCCGCCGGTTCCTGCTCGTCTACCACATGAGTAATGCTGTTGCGCAGATTGCCGGTGTCAACGGGGCACAGCTTTTTTGCATATCCCTCTGCCACCAGTCCGCACTTTTCAAGCCCGCGCAGCAGCGCCGCTTTGATGGCAGCAGAGACTTCTTTGCTGTTGTCGGTGATTTCAACGCTCATCACAAAATACCTCTTGACTTTTTTACGGGGATTGCATATACTGACAGTGAGGAAACTTATGTTTCCGTTTTTCGAGCCGAACCTCTTCCCGTTACTGGAGGGGGGGCGGCTCATTTTTTATACCTTCGTGCGAATAGGAGAGAACCGTTCTCTTCCAATGCAATCACATCAAAACCGAACCCAGTGCTAACCACGCTGCGAACTGCTCTATCATCTATAATGCGTATAAGCTCATCGGTATTGATGGATCCTGTGCACTGTAACACAACCCCTCCAGGAGTTTTTGCAATCTGCTTTGTGGCTTTTCGAATCGCCATATCTGCCGCTTTCGCTGTTGATATACTTTTCAATTCCCACTGTTTACCGCACCACAGGTAGTCCGGCGTTTTTATCCCCTGCGCATTCGCTTCTTTCAACAGCACGAACTTCCCGCCGAATTGATCTCTGAGTTGGTTTGCAACTTCGATTTCGGTCTTGTGCCCTTTTATGCGGTATCCGTTCTCGTATCGCACCTTACCCATGCGGGGCTTGGCGGAATCTATGTATTTCTTCGTAACATCCTTTGCAGATTTTTCGCTCCCCATGTGATATGGGGATAACTGTTTGCCGCTGTATCCCTGCTTCGATGCTTCCCACTGCGCATATGTCATGTCAGATATAAGCCCGTCGCGTGTCCTACGCAGCCCGTCTGATGTATCTACCCCATCCACGGCGGCAATCAGCGTACAGCGGCAGTTATATATCTCCCACGGTGGTCCTTGTGGGTCGCCGGGAAAACGACAACCGTTAGAAAACTTCTTGTCCTGCGCCACTTGTTCGCCGTCAAGCATGGCATGAGAGTGGCGTGTACGCGCGTCCAGCGTAGCCAACCATTCTTTTTTGAGCTTAATGCCCATCTTTTCCGCTGCCGCATAGCTGTCCATGCGTCCGGCGTTCTGTGCGCCGGTCACGGCTGTGCGGGCGGTGCGGATGGCGGAATCGCGACTCATGGCGGTAATGCGCTTTTGCAGATCATCCGCCATGTGCTTGATGCTCTTTCCCTGCAAGATGGAGCTGGTGACGCTTGCCGTGATTTGCTTCTTGCCATATGCGAGATCGATCCCACGTTTCAGTGCTCTATCCTTTGGATAGTACGGCATCAGCCCCGGCTGCTCCACAACCAGGCGCTTCACCGTCTGCTCGTCCCACAGATCAAAGCCTACATCCCCAGCCACGCTCTCGATGGTGTACGCCGCATAGTTGCGGTTCAGTGAGTAGATACCGGGCGTTGCATCGTTGGTGTAGGACACCGCCACGGCGTTCGCATCGGTGACACGGTGTGCCACCTTGTCCCGCATAGCCTGATAGCGTTTCCCTCGACCGATCTGATTGAGCCGCCATTGCTTATAGTCGGCCTCCGTCCACTCCTTGCCGTTCTGCACCGTGCCGATCAGCGCTTTCATTTCCTCATCGCGCTTTTTAAATTGCTCAAAATATGCGTCGATGGTTCCTTGCAATTCCTTCCCGGCTTCGCGGTAAAGTTTCGTAATGCGCCGCTCCAGCTTCGAAAGCTCCTTGTCGGTCAGCTTGTGGCCTTCGTCCGTTTTCGCCATATCTCGCCACCCTATGCGCCATTGATAAATCCGCAACCCAAGCCATCATACAAGTGCTTATATAGTGTTTTTTCAATCTCGTCCTTGTAAACCTTCACAACCTGCCCATCGACAATCGTATTGACCGTTTCGCGGAGAACGGTGGCTGCCATATCTGATTTTGATGGCATCGCTAGTGATTCGGCCATATTCCTATGCTCGTAATTGGCGCATGCCTCCATCCGCTTGTGAGAGCATTTATCAACGTTGGGGCACGCCATGCACTTTTCAGCAATCTTAGATATTGCTCCCATCATTCCACCTCCATTTGGCTCCGGTCAATCTCTTCTGCCGCCTTCCGCTTTGCCATGTCCTCGTACTGGTCAATGTCACCGTTGATGGTCAGCAGCTTCTTCGTGATGTATTCGTCATCGTAATACGCCGCACCCAGAAGAATGTTCTGCGTTTCCTCGCTCTTGTTGATGATCTGATTGCGCGTGTAGCTTGGCTGATCCTCAATGCCTGCCAAACGCAAAATTTCCACAATAAACCGCGTGACCTCGGATTCAAACTTGTCCGTTTTCAGATCCAGCGGCACATAGCTGGCCTTGATCGCGGTCGCCGTCTGGTTCCCGGCAGATACCGCCGCAGCGTCAAAGCACTGAAAATCCTCGTATAGCTTCTTCTTGAGCATATCAATGGTGCTGCTCGTGCCCTCATACGGGGCCTCGATGGTCTTGCTTTCCACCTTTGCGCCATCATCGCCGTTGGCGTGGGCAACATGCGTGGTTTTCAAGCGCTCCACAAACTTTGCATCGTCGAGGTCGTCCATGCCGTTGCAGTTAGACAGCACCCAATAAATCAGGTTGCCCTCATCCACATTGTTAACCATGTTCGAGGACGCCAGATCCAGCGCGTCAATGGTGTTGCGCTTCCCGACGATTTCGGAGAGACACCGCCTGTTGTTTTTCAGCGGGACGATGGGGAAACTCGGATAATTCCCGCCGTCGTAAATCTCTGTTTCGCCGACTTCCGCCTTGCGCTCGATCAGCTTATAGCTGCGCTTTGGCTGCATGACGGCCATATCCTCGCCGCTAGGCTGGAAATACTCGGTAAAGCCGTCGCTCTCATACAGCGTCGCTCTCATAGGCTTATCCTGTGCCACCTGCCAGAACCGGATACCGGCTTTCATCGCGCCGTCCTCTTCATCATAGAGGGGGACGAACTCAAGCAGGGAGAACACCCGAAGATGCGTCAGATCCCAAAAGCCGAAGGATACGCCTGCGATTTTCGCCGCCCGCGCCGCATCCATGACTTCCTGGTCAAAGTCCGGGCATAGCTTGTTCGGCGTTTCCTTCTCCGCAAAGGTTACGCCGTTGCCCAGCAGATATGAAACTTCCTGATCCACCGCCAGGCCGAAGAAACGGCTGGCCAGCTTATGGTTTGCCGTCCACATATCCGTGTGGGCACGGCCCTGCATATCGTAGATGATCTTTTCATAGCGGTTAATGGTCGGATTCAGGCCATTGTAATATTCCTCAGCATCCGCCGCCGTCTTGTATGCGTGTGAGCTTCGATGCTCGTTGATTGCTCCGCGAATAAACCCAATCCGTGCCTGGTCACTTTCTCCGACCGCAACAAGGTCATTGTAAGTTTTGATAGCCTCTCACTCCTATCTGCTCCAAATGGGGACATAATCGCGCTTATACGCCTTATTTTTCAAAATCGTATAGGCAAAATAGCGCGTTTCGTCCATTGCGTGGTCGTTTTCCTTGATTGGCCTGTCATCGGCGGATTTTTCGTCCCACCGATACAGCCCAAACTCGCGGATGCAGTCTTTGCAACCTCGGTGTATCTTGATTACGCCGTCCTGCAAAAACCGCGCCGTAGTCATAATGCCGTTGTTTACGTCGTTGTTGGCCTTTCGCACCATATAGCCCCGCCGCCGCAAAACCTCGATAAACGAGGCTGCAGACGGGTCAACGATGATGCTTTTGACGTCCGCCTCGCCGATAAGCTTTTTAATTTCGTCGGCGTATTCCTCGTCCGTCTTGTTCTTCTGGTTCTCGCGCCCGGAATAGTAATACTCGCGGATGCGCGTGGCCGCCTTGCCGTCCCAGCACCAAAGTCCTGCAGAAAACGGGTTAAGTGTTCCGTAGTCGCAGGAAACATAGTATTCTCCCTTTTCCGGCAGCTCGTCCACAATGCAGCTCTCGTCAAACATGGGATAGATCAGCCCCTCAGCCAGCACCCACAGTCCCCGGATGTAACGATCATAAAACACGCCTGTAAACATCGACTGATACCGCTCCAGCGTTTTCTGCGACAGACCGGGGTTGTCCGTCATTTCAAAATGCAGATACAGCGCGTTCCGCTCTTTGTTCCTCTGTATCCACTCTGTATAAAACCAATGCTGTGGACTTCCCGGGTTGCAGGAAAACCACAGCTTTGCACCATCTACCGAGCAGCGGGTCAATGCCTGTTCCACGAACGAACGCGGCATCAGCACCACCTCGTCCAGCAGCACCCCCGCCAGCGCGCGGCCTTGGATCAGCGTATAGCTGGCCTCATCCTTGCCGCCGAACACCTCAAAGTAATTCGTCACGGCTCCGCGCCGCACTTCCATCACCTTGTCACCGCGCCGCCAGCGGATGAGATAACGTTCCTTTGCAAGGCTCATCGCCGTGAACGGCACTATGATGTTCTTTGTGCAGCTATCCACCGTGCGGCCACACACGCCGAAGCGCTGACCGCTGAAATTTTCCATCGCCCAGCGGACAAACGCCCACATCATGATAGATGTTTTGCCGGAACGCACGGCCCCGTCGCAGATCAGCGCGTCATACTTGGAATAGGGGAAAGCAAGGATTTTCGCTTGCTTTGGGCTAATCATAGCTCTACAACGCAATCCTCTGCTCTCGGCGTGCAGAGGTATTCGTGCCATAGCTCTTCCGTGTCGTCGTTTTCCATAACGACCATCGCCGCTTTCCCAACCTTGTCCCGGTAGATAATTTTTTTAACTTTTTCGAGATTTACAAGGATTTCCCCGTCACATCCGCATGTAATAAATTTATTCATCGCTCTCCAACCCTTCCGCCATTTCACGCAGACTCACACTCAATGCGTCATCCTGCGTGTTGTCAGTCGGCAAACCCAGCTCCACAATATCGCGCTGCCCAAGGTACTGTTTCCCCAGCCAAATTGCCATGCTTGCGTTCTTTGCCGCAAGCTGCCACTGGCTCCGACGCAGTGAAATTTTCCCCGCTCCTCGCTTTTGTGCAAAAACTTCCGAAAAACTTCTCTTATAGGTTCGTTTGCACCATGTTTCCAATGTGTCCGAGCATACATCAAACCAGCCGCAGATTTCCTCAAGCGTGCATTGCAGGCCGCAGAGGTTTTCGAACTGCTTCTGGTCTATTTCCTTTCTTGGCCTTGCCATACGCGCCCTCCTTTCTCTGCTGGCGTTTGATAAACTTCTCCATGTCCCGCTTTAGATATGGGCTATTTGTTTTGGCAATAATTGCCTGTGCTTCTTCAATCGTCATGTCCAAGCCCTGCCACGATTTTCTTTTCTCTGTCGGAAAGTTCCCACACGTTTGTATTACATACTCTTACTTTCTCGGCAGCAGCCTTTTCCGCAGCAGCCTTTTCCGCAGCAGCCTTTTCCGATAGCAAAAAGCCGGAGCCGAACAAGCCTTTCCCCGACGCTTTCTGTGCGTCAAGCGCGCGGATAAAATGTGCATCTCTTTCGCTAATTTCAAGGCTTACGCCGTGAGCTGCCATATAACACAGCATCGTTGCTGTCAAAACCTCATCTGGATATGAGTATTTCGGCAGTTCTCTGTGCAACTTTTTGAGATTCTTTTTGTTCTCGTCATCCAGTATTTCTCTTAAATCAGCGGCAGCGACAATCTTATTGCCCCCCATGTTGGTAACAAACGACGTATTGACAGACGCGCCGTTTTCATACACAACTCCGCACCCGCACGCCACATAGTTTGCCGAGCCGCGCATAATTCCGAGGAGTGTAAGCGTTGGAGCGAACAGAAAGAAGTTGATTCTCTTGCTTGTGTACCACTCGCAGATTTCTGAAATAATGGAAAAAGGTGGATTGTCTATCACAACACACCCGGAAGGGTATTTCTCGCTTTTATAATCTCCGCCCGGATAAAACGGGCGCACAATCGCGGCATTGCCAATTTCGTACTTCTCAGCCACCCAATCTCTTACCGCGTCGTAGATGTTATCCGGCGTGTAGCAATCGTCCGTTGTTTTCTTCGCCTGGAACTTTTCAAGGAAAGCTTGGTAGTCCTCATCATCGTCTGAAAGCTCTCCACGCTCCATCCTTTCCCGGAACTCCTTCTCTCTTTGCTCGTTGGCCATTTCTTCAATTTCGGGCTCGTCCAGCTCCGGAAAAGAAAAGTCAAAATCAAACGCCGACAAATCTAGCTCCGGCAACTCATCAGCCAGCAGATCAAAGTCCCAATCGCTCTCGTTGCTTTTATTATCCACCAGCCGCAGTGCGTTCACCTGCTCCGGTGTCAGATCGTCCACGCAGACACAAGGCACTTCTTCCATGCCCAATTTCTGAGCAGCCAACGCTCTGCAATGCCCAATGACGATAACTCCATCACGGTCAATCACAATCGGCTGCACAAAGCCGTATTGCTTGATGCTCTCCGCAACATTGTTGATTTGCCGTTTATCATGCTTTTTTGCGTTGCCGGCATACGGCACAATATCCGCAAGCCGCCGTTTTGTGATTTCCATGCTTTCCTCCTGTTTTGTCACCAGCCCCCACCCCTTGGCTACAGTAACAGTCTTTCCCCTCCCATGCGGCCTTCTGGAAGCTCTCAAACATGGGTTACACAGTTTGCCAGCAGGTGGCAATGTCTTTTCCACAGCTCACTTCTGAGCGTTATAGCCGCACTTCCGGGCAGGCGCTATGCCATTTGCCCACGGCAGCGGCTCTCCGCTTTTGGTGCGGCATTGCAGTCCTGCCCTGCTTTAGCGCTTCAGGGAAAGTCCCCGTCACTCGCTGTGGTCTCCCCTTACGGGGCACCTATGCCGCATATTGGCCGTCTTCCCGCTTAGATTGTCACACGCTCATGCCCGCTTGAGGCCCCGCAAGCATCTCAAGCGCCGCTGTTCGGTCATGGCAAGGAGGACGCATCCTCACGCGCAGTTTTCAGCGAGCATTGTCATTTCCATGTGAGCCACGACGAACGGTCTCACAGTGTCCGGGCGCTACCCGGCCTCTTGTGCAGGCGACAGGATTCGAACCTGCGAACCCGAAATTTTACTATCGGAGCTGATTCCTCCCAGCTTCCGCCCGCATATATTTGTGCCGTGTGGGAGGTGCGACCTCCCGCCCTTGATCGCAGGGTGCAACGAGCGCACGGCATATGACAACAGCCCATAGGTTTCCCTACAGGCTGTTTGTGCCGGTATGACCTTGCGGTGCCAGAAGGTGCGCCCAATACCGGCGGCGCATAAGATGGAGGAAACGGGTTGAGTGGAAAGACGCGTGGATGGCTATGCCTTATCATCCACTGTACCTATTGTAGCACATCATTAGGTGGAATTTGTGCCAACTTTCTCTGCAAGACCACAATATATGGCTATGTCAAGCAAAAACTGCTCTTTTCTCCTGCTGAATGTCCGCTCGCTTATCCCCGGCACGATGATCCTACTTCGAGAATACTTGTGCTTGCCCTGACAGTTGCGCATGATCCCCTGTGTAAGCTGCTTTCGGACGCTCTCGCTCTCCAAATCCCGCCCGCAGCGGTCTATGGCGTATTCTACAGCCCGCATTTTCTTGGTTTCCGGCCAGTTTTCTATGGCGGCAAGCTGCTCCGCCTTGCTTTCGGACGGCCTACCAATGCCTGGAGAGCGGGGCATTCCCTCCGTTGCACTGCTTCCGCCGCTCAGTATCTCGCTCTGCGCATCGTTGTATGCCTGTACTCTCCGGGGATAACCTCTGACATAGGCAATGCACTCAAGCCGCACATCATACGGCAGTGTTTGTTTTCGGCTCATGCCCGCCTCCTCACTCTGCGTTGTTGATTAGTTTGTAGTCGCTCCGCAGAGCGTCCGCAATGTCTTTCTTGGTCACATAGCCGCTGTTCTTTGCATTCACCAGCTTCACAAGGCACTTTTGCAAATACTCAATGCTCATGGTGTCGTGACTGTCCGGCGTTTCCTCCAGCACATGGAATCCAAACTTTGTAAGCAGCACTTCGGATACCAAATCCATATTCTGCTTTGTCCCTATCAACTTTCCCTGCTGATACGCTTTCATGGGGTTGTTGGGCAGGGTTTTGCCGTCAATTCTCATTTCCGTCCCTCCTTGATCTTGTCCATCAGAAGCAGCCGCACAGCTTGGCAGAGTGCATATACAAGGCTATTCTGCCAAATGCTCCGTCGCTCCTTAATGCGGCACATACCGTTCTCGATTTCCTCCAAGGCTTCCAGCATTGCGTCTTTATTCGCCATCGGCTGCCCTCCACGGAGTGTCCACGCATTCAGGATGGGCAATCTCCATCTCGATCGCCCACAGTAGGTTCCACGCCGCAGCTACAAGGTGCGGCTCATCTACATAGCCCGCCAAATATTTTGCTGCGTGGCGAATGGCGGAATCTAACAGACTGTGGGTTGGGATTCCTTTATCGACATTATGCTCCCCGTATTTCAAAGCGCCCGCCTCGCAGTGCTTCGACACTTCCATGATAGCCAACCAAGGGAGCAAATCCATCCGTCCCTTGCCCGTGTGCATATCCCGGAGTGCTCCGCTTGGAAACTTTGTTCTTTCTCCGCTGTCTTTAATCATAGTCCTTCCGTTCTCCGCAGCTTCAGCCGCATCGCCGTCACCGTCCTCCAGATATTCGCACCACGGAAAACACACCACATCTGATCCTATTGCGGGGCATTCCAGCTCGTCAGGGCAATTGCAAATTAACATTCCGCACCTCCGTTATACTTCGGCATTGCTGCCCATGCAAGCACGCCATCCCAATCTCCGTGATCTTCCAACCCGACCAGGTTGTTGCACTCGTCACAGTCCACAGAGCAGATGTCCTTGTCAACGCCCCATCTTGTGGCAATCAGGATTTCGTCACCATCATCCGGCATCTCGCAGTCAAAAATGTACTCCGGGACTTCATAGTCGGCATATCCTCTTTCTGCATACTCGGCCCTTTCTTCTGCTGTTAAGGCACGGCAAGTGACCTCATGCCAAGTAAATCTGTTCAATGTATTCAGCCATTGTCAGCCCTCCTCACACCCAAACACGGGCTCCCCCAGCCACTTTTCTATGCTCTCCATACAGTCGGGCAGAATGACCTCTGCACCCTGCGATCTGCCGTATGCGTCAACTCGAAATTGGAAAAAGAGTCCTGCAAGTTCGGCGTCACTCATGGCTCTAATGCGGCCTCCTCTGGTCAGGATTTTATTTGCTGCCCCATCCACAGCACCACACAGTTCCTTACACGGCACCAACCGACCGTCCTTGTCGGCCTCGGCTAATTTCCGTAGCCAATTGATGTCAATCCCGTATGTTCTCGCTATTGCTTTAACGCATCCGGCTTCGATTTCCAGTTTAGACCTTTCGACTTCCTCCGGTCCAAGCCCCGTGTCCTCATAGGCTTTCAGCCGCTCCCACACTTGCTTTTGTGAGCAGTTCCCGCCGTGTTGGCAAGGCAGCTCCCGGCACTGCGCAATGTCGCAGAAGTTCCCATCAAATGTCAGTCTTTCCATCGTTCCACCTCACAGTCTTTTCCCGAACACCCCATTGGAGTGCGTCCTCGTGGCTATCAAAGTACAGGTCAATGCGGTTTCCGCTGATTGCTCCGCCCACATCCTGCGCTATGTAGATATGCCCATCGATCTCAACCTCTGTCCCCAACGGTATCACATCGGGGTCGGTAGCGATGGTCACGCCCTGTGTGGCTTTCGCTCCTGTGGCTGTATAGCCGTTTGAATACGCTCCACAGCATTTTTCACAGGGGCAGTATGCTGTCACGGTCATGGTGCTTTCGTTCGTGTAGGCGGCTTCCTGTGGCGTTTCTTGGCGGATTGCTTCCGCCACCGGAGGCAAATCAGGCTCTTGCTCCACCGCATATTCTGCTTCGGCGGCAATCAGCTCCCCCCACAATATCCCGGCGGCAATCAGCAGACCAAGGGCCGCACCTCCGGCAACTGTAAATATGCTCTTTCTGCTCATTTTCTTCCTCTCCCGTATACCATCCATTGCATAGATACCCCAAGCGCATCACAGATATGTGCCAGCACCCACACCGATGCGGTGCTGTGTCCACACTCAATATAGCTGATTGTCGATGGTGCTACACCAGATTCCAAAGCCAAATCATTCTGCGACATAAGTTCCTTCTCCCTCGCCTCCCGCAGGCGCTTCCCCATACCCGCAAAATCTGCCGTCATGTGTATCTTCCTTTCTATCATCAGGATCGTACTCTGGGCAACTTACCACCAAAAACGATGTGTATTTTTCATTTTTGGTAGGAATTGCATTCCATCCCTTTACCGGCTCAAAGCGTATAGGCCAGCCCTTTTTTGTGTAGTCTACTTCTGTCCATGAGCATCCTCCATACGCTTTTCTACAAGTCCAGCAAAGCGTTTTCCCTCCAGTGGTAATATGCTCCTTCACAAGTTTTCTCCTCCTCTCACCACTCAACCGTGACTTCACATTCATTCGGCATAAGCAGGCGTAGATTTTGCAAAACGCTTTCCCGGTCTCCCCGGATAGTGAGCCGTGCGTGCAGCAGCTCTGCACCCCTTGCGGGTGGGGCAATTTCGTCGGTCTGCTTCTCCGGCGTTTCTGCTGCCGTCACTTCGGCTGTGTGCCACTCCGATAGTTTCTTTTGCCACAAGTCAAGGTTCCGACCACCTCGCACAAACGGCACGCCCAGCTTTTCTCCATATTCTCTGATGGTTGCGCTGCAACAGCCCATCTCGTCTGCAAGGTATGTAGCTGCCCCTCCACAACTCTGCATATTCCGCAGGTATTCTCGCTGCAGATCGTCCGGCATTCCCTTGAATTCATCCAACGGCATAGGCCGCGTGATGTTGTAAGTTTTCACCGCTCCGTTCATCTCCTTTTTCTGCGCCGCAGTGAGATAGTCACTGGGCAATCTGCATTTCCCACGCTTACGGTTTACATGGGCAAACGCACCTCTTGCAACACGCTTTTTCTGCACGATGTCATAGTCAAAATCATTCATAGGCGGTTATGCTCACCTCCGTCCGTGGGGTCTCCTTGTCGTACAGCACCCGGCTTTCGTCATGACTGACGATAATGCCGCAGTGATCGTCCAGCAGCACACGCGCCTTGACCATCACATCGTCAACAGCTTCCAGCAGATTGGTTAAATCCACTCGCCGCTTGGTGGGCATATAAAACAGGCATTTAACCTCCACTGGATAATCGATCGGCTCATGCACACCAGCCTTTTTGCAGTACCACACAGCTTTTGCCTCGTAGTCGATGTACTTCTGCGACGGCATGATAAACGATTTTCCTGTCTTGCTGCTGTGCATAATGCGCTGGCTGTTTTTCTTTGTAACCGGCGGCAGGGGTATGGTAATTTTTATGCTCATTTCAATACCTCACTCCGATGTAGTCCAATACTCTGGCGTATCCAAGCCCCTTTTCAGTGGGCTTCCACAAGCCGTCCACAGGGTCATACGCCCCACCGCCGATGCAGAATTCGTAGTGCTTCGGGTGTGTGTTTCATGCGCTCAAAGCGGTTTTCGCCCTTTTCGAGGTGCGCTCCAAATCCGCAGAAAACACACCCCGTTCTCTGGCAGCCAGTGCAGTGCAGCTTGCAGTCCGTTAGCGTTGCATCGTAGTCGTTTTCGCCGTCGCTGGCCACGATGTCGCCGTACACGCTGGCGTAGGGTATTTGGCGCTCCACGATAAACCGAAGCACATCCTGCTCCGTCCAAAAGCTCATGGGCTTGCCCATCGGTTGCTTTCCCTCAAAGGCGTTGCAGCCGGTATTCAACCAATACGTCATGCGCAATCTGCTTTCCTCCGCCATCGTCGCTGTTGTAGCCTGCTGCCCGGTTTTGTGTGCGTAGGTTTTCAGCGGTGACTTTTTCATAATGGTGCAGCACGTCGAGGAGATTACAAACGGTGCGTACAACAGATATTCCCATTTCTCGCAGTTGTAGACAGACGGCTGACCGTCTTTTCGCACGGCTTCCCCTCGCAGCCGCTTCATTCTCAAGCCGTTTGGGTTCCTGCGGGCATCTCTGACATATCCCGCCACCTCTTTGCTCACGATGCTGTACCCGTACTTCGTCACCACCTGCCGAATGTTCATCTTCGGGCGCAGGCGAACAAGGTTTACGTTCACGCGGGGAAACTCCCTCCGCAGCCAGTCGGCGTACTCGTTGACGAACTTCTGTATCTCCGGGTACTCAAGGCCTGTGTTGACAAACACAAGATTCAGCGGCCACGGAGGTGTGCGGAACGACGATAGATACCTTGCAGCCAAATATGAAAGCACCGTACTGTCCTTTCCTCCGGAAAATGACACATAACACTGGCCGCCCCACGCGGTGTACCACTCGTCCAGCTTCTCGTAGCTGGTAATCACCTTGTCCTCTAAATCCAAAGCCAGCAGTGATTTCGCCGCCTCTTTCGTCAGCGGAGTGTTAAACCGTTCCATTTCCACCCCCCATCTCCATCTGCCCGTCCACCTGCATAGCTCTGGCAAGGCGGCGGTATGTCCCCAGCTCGTCCAATGCCCGCTTGCGGTACATGGAAAGTAAGGCTTGCTTTTCTTCCTCCGTTTCCGCCATCTTGTAGCCGCCGTCTTTCATGGCAACGATAGGCACACCCTGCCGCCTCTGCTCCCGTATCATCCGGCGGTTCTCTCTGTCCCGCATACCGGTCAATGCTTCAAGGTTTTTCCGGGTGTATGTAATGCCGGGAATCATGCGTAATGTGGTCATGTCAATCCTCCTCGCCAAATGGCAATCATGCTGGGAAACGGTGCCGTTCCCATCGGCTTTCCGTCCAGCTCAAATTTCAGCCTACCTCGCAGGAATCGAATTTCCGCCTTACCCAAAACATAGTCATGAAAGCTGGCTCTGTCTGTTCGCGCCGGAATCAGTAGAACAACCGTTGTCCCCGGCTTCTGTCCCTCGCGGTAGCATTTTTCCGTCCACAGTCCGGTTTCCTTGTTCCCGTAGGGCGGGTTACAAAACACCGTTTCGCCCTCCCAATTTTGCCGCAAACCATCATCGTTTTTCGTGAAATACCGCGCGCACTTGTGGTTTTCGTCACTGGCGGCAGCGTCCAGCGTGAAATGAAACTCCGCGTCCAGCTCGTCAAACAACTTTTGCGGCGTTTCCCAGAAATTCTTATCGCTGGAAAACAAAGCTTCGTTCCGCAATGTCATTCCTCCCCAAACCATTTTTTCGTCACGGCGATAGGAAATTCCTCGATCTCGCTTGCCCAGCGTGCCGTGCCCTTACCGTTGTGCCGCTCGAACACCAGCGGAAAGCCGCCGATACCGTCAAACAGGCTACCCATCGTAACAGGGCGAAGATATTGCGCGCTGATACGCTTTGCCAGGAAGTCCCAGAAGGGCAGGGCGATGGAATTGCCCAGCGCCTTGTACCGGGGGCTGTCCGCAGCCTTGTGGCGCTTGCCCTTGCTGTCCATCCACTCGCCAATGTCTGTCCATCCGTCCGGGAAACCTTGCAGCCGTTCGCACTCCATTGGGGTAAGGCGTCGCACAATCATGCCCGTTCTCACGGTGTTCTGCAAATTGTAGCTGATTCCGCCGTTTGATTTGGATTGCAAAGTCCCGTTTGTTTCGCCTCCCTCGCAGAAGTTCCGGCAATCAACGGCACACACAAGATCAGTGCTGTCCTTGAAATCTCTCTGCTTGCAACTGCTTGCAACGTCCCCCTCGCGGTAATCGCCAAATCCTTGCATTTGATACGTCAGCGGGATTTGGTTGCAGCCGGTTCCCATACGGGCTTGCAGGCTGGGACTGACCTCACCGCAGTCTCGGATGACATCGCAGGCGTGCGACATATCCAGCGCCACAAACGTCTGGCAGTGCATACCGACCTCCGCAGCAAGCGACACCGCCTTATCCCCCACGTTGCGAACCTCTTCGCGCTGATTTTGCGCAAAAGCGATGACCGCTGGCTGGTGCCCATGCTCCTGTGCTCTCAGCGTCCCGGAAACATCATGACTCACGCCCATCACATTCCCGCCTTGATCGTTCAGGCACATCACCGCCGGTTTATTCCCCCCACACTCTGCGTTCAACGTTGGCGATTGCTCTTCGGCGTATCCGATGCTCCGGGCCTGTTCGCTGTTCCCCAGCTTAAACCCGGCGCACATCACGCTATCCCGCGCCATGCCACCGTTTTCATTGGCGTTTAAACTATGCCATACACCATCTTGGTCATACACCCGTGCGCTTTGTGCCTCCCACGGTGTCAGGCACATCACCCCGTGGCGGTCGCCAGCGGTCAGCGTGGGTGATGGGTCGCCTTCTTTGCCGATGCCAAGACCGTTGCCGCTGCCGTCATGATTGCGGCTTTCTCCACCGACCTGCCATCTGGTAGCTTTGTCGTTGATGGGAATAGCCGCAAATATGGCAGGATTGTTCACACCACCGCCAACACCGCCTTGCAGTGTGGGAGATTTTCCGTTTGTGTCAAAAATGCGCTTGCTTTGGCAATCCCAAGCCGTCATGCAGTCCCCGACTGCCGGATTAAAACCTCTTTCAGCAGCTTCGGCAAGTCTTTCCCGCGCCGTTCCGCTCTCCGCAGGATGCCCTGGCACGCTTTTGCGCTCAAAGAGTATTTCTCCTGCGGTGTCACCTCCAAAATCTGCGACAACCGAGATACGGCGGCGG